ACGGGACTTCCACCAAAAGTGTCTTCCAGACGTGTTGGCCACGTCTTGGGGTTCGATCCCTTGACAAACCATTTCTTGGCAAAGGTTTTCTTGTCTACAGCATGACACAAAGCTGCTAGGATCGTCTTGCTCTCATCGCTCGGAGAATTGATGGCGCGAGGTGCTTTAGGTTCATCGTAGCATTCAAACTTGATGAAGCCTTTACAGGCCGCGACATCTTTCTTCCCCTTCGTGTGACAAATGTTCAGCGATTCTCTGAGCTCGAGAAGCGCTCGCTTTCTTGGTCCAGGGTAATTGGAATAATTCTCCAAGAACGTCCTAAAGTTGACGACATCTTCGGTGCGAACCGTGTCTTCAGGTCTCCAGGCCTTCTGGATGAATGCTTTGGCATACTTCGTGAACATGATTTGTTCTTGAAGATCTCCCTGGGGCATTTCGCAGGCATATCGATGACATGCTGCTGCGCAATCCGATGTCCAGTGGTTCTGGTTGGCATAGAAAGGAGCCAGATCTGGAATACCACTGAATGGATTTAATAGACGAATAAACGAGTACCTTGCGGCTACCTGATCTATGCTACCACCTTCCGTTCTTCTCCTCTTGAGAGAAAGACTCTCTGTAGGATTACGAAGTTTCAAGTTGTAGTGCCCGATCGAGTATGCTCCAATGTAAAGCTCGGGAGAACTTACACTGGGCCCTCGTTTAAATCGTCTGCATGAGACTCAAGTCTGCTTGCCATCGCAGCTCGAGCAATGTGGCGGTCCAAGATTCGCCTGTTCTGCGCTTCGGGCGGCAGATTGACCGTTGCGTCTCCACGCATGCGCACTGCGCTCTGCGTTTCAGCACAAATGCGAGCCGAGTTCGACATACCCTGTGTCATGACTAGGTTCCCAAGTGTGACGCTTCTGCTGTAGTCCGATTGGTACCGCGTTTCTTCTAGGGTAGGTCCGCAACAAGGGCAGAAGAAAGCGGCAAGACCGGTGACTGGGAGCCATGTGCTAACCTCAAAGGCTTGCAATTCTGCCTGGGACTGCAGGGGAATGCTCCGGTGCGTATGCGGACGCACATCGTCGGTCATCGTGACATGTCTAATGTCACCAAAGCGCACCTCGTGATGAGATGTCAGCTGGAGGGGGCGCGTGATGTTTTGTTTGCGCCATGCCCACCACTCTGCCAAGGTCACAGAACCGTGTGGTAGTGGTTCGGTCTGTGTCGCCATTTCCTTGGTTAATTCGACCATCTCCTCATCGCTCGGGAGTAGTTGGTAACTCCAATGCACCGGTCGGGGTTGGATGGTCGGTAAAGAAAAACTGCTCAGTCTTGAGAACGCCTCAGTGAAGAAGCGCCCACAATCACCCATTAGGGCTGAGCAGCACGAAGTGCGAGAGATGTCGAGCAGGCGAACGGCGTCTGTGTCCTTAAGGCTCGGGACCAAATCACACTTACGGAGCACGCCTGTTTTGGTCTCAGTCCAAGAAATCCTGGAACCTGGGATGCTGAACATGGCATACACATCGCCTTCAAGAGCGGAGCTGTAATCTTCGCCACAAGAAGCATTTGAGTAAGACGGGACGTGAGGGATATCCTCATCTACTACTGCCTCTGGCGTTGTGAGCACGGAGAGGGCATCAAAATCAGTGGTGACTGGAAGAATGTCCCCACTAGGTGCCTCAACTGCATCAGCTCTCTCTTCTTCCTTTTCACGTGCGACATCTTCGGCCACCGCACGCTCAAGGTCGGCTTCAGCCTTCACTACCAAGGCTGCTTGATCGATCATGTTGGCCTGCGAGTTAGGCTGCACGATACGATTTTCCGGTTCAATTTTCGCGGCCGGTTTCCGCTTGTTCGGGGGTCTCGGTTTCTTGTCGCGCTTGTTCGCACGAGGCTCCCTTGCCGCATTTCCTGCGGGGTTTCGATTCTCCGCTCCGTGCTGTGAGCGAGGCTTCGGTATGACCGGAGCTCTGTCCTGGGGCGCTCTCCCGATTTTGGGAGGTGGACGTGAATCAGCACGGCTTGGATCCCTCTTCTCAGCCTCATGGTAGGCTCCAGCAATCATCATGATGACTTCGTTTTCTTGATGTCCATCGCTGTTCGGGTCGTTGAAGAGAATCGTGATTTGCTCGCATAGTTCCTTGACTGACGTTGTGAGCTGTTCATCAGTCTGTTTTGCGAAGTGCTTGGCTTCTACCTCGACATCAGGAGCGCAGTCCTTCATGAGTCTGGCATGATGTCCGGCGGCCTTCAATCTGGTGGCAGGGTCGAGCAGGCTCAAGACCGTCCTTGAAGACGCACTTTGCGGGGGGCCGGGGTTTTGCTCAACACCTCCTCTGATGAGCAGGGTGCGGATGAGAGAGCTTGAATGGGGACCTGAGTTCCAGAAGTATTTGAGCAGGGGAGGAATGGGATCATCATACAGCGCAACTCCCTGCCAATAGCTCCAATCAAGCGCCAAAGCCCCGTCGAGCAAGCGGAGCTCTAGATCCTCTGGCGTGATTCCTCTCTTGTAGAGTTCCACTGCTCTGGGATCGAATTTCTTCAGCTCATAGAAAGTGTCCTCGAACACCTTCTTCTTGAACCCATCCGGCAGTTCGTGGGTCCAGAGCCATGCGTCAGCTGCCCATATTTCCCTTGGCAGTGCGTCGATGATCTTGAGCATGGTGGTCATGCCCACAGATCCAGGACGCCTGAGGCCCGCCGGGACAGGTCGGTAACGCTTTTCTTTGCCAGACGTGGTAATCGCCTCCTCCAAGCGAGAGGTCGATTCCATTGCGATCGGTGCTGGCCTTTGCGGCAATACTTCAGGGGCAGAGATGGTGGTTTTCTTGACATCGCTCTGCTTGATCTTCTGAGATGTTTCCCAGCCCTGTCTGCCTCCGCCGACGAGCCTGTGCGCAAAGATCTTCTTGGCCTGTTCGACGAGAATGATCCTGCTTGTCTTGGATTTGGCTTCCAGGACTTCGTCAGCTTTGATGGGTGCCTCTCGGGGCACGAAATGACCGACGCGCGCTTGCATGGCTCCGTCACGGAGCAACTCGAGATAGCGCACGAAGAGTCGTTGAGACCGGTGCTTCATGGCGAAGCGCACGGCCTTCGTGCCAACATAATTGACCCCGCCGTCCTCACCGGCGAAACCACGTTGTTGGAGGAAGCTCCATCTAGCTTCCTTTGACTTCATCGAGGTCTTGATGGCCGCTTCGGCCGCGTAGAGGTAGAATCGCCGCTTTTTAGCGGGCGCATCCACGCCAGACTTGAGAAGTCCTCGGATCGCCAGGTGATTGGTCTCACCGTGGCGTCTGGGCTTTTTGAAGTCACCCGCCTTGAGCAAAGCCAGCAGATCAGCCCATCTGCGCTCTTCGGCGGGGCCCATTCGTTGGGCTACGTTTGACGGTGCCACCCGTCTGGTTGTTCGGCCATGTTGTGCCGGAACTGCCTCTTGGTAGAGGACTTGGGAAAACGC